AGATAAGACACAACCAATCTGGTGGAAAAATCGTGAGGGTGGTGAGTCTTTGTGCTGGTATGATATTGATGAATTTCACTTCCATCGTATGCTGGAAGGATTGAATAGTGGATTCAAGGCATCGGTAGAAGAACTTGAATTCTTTGATAAAGTAATCAGCAGACTTGTAGAATTGAATGGTGGCAAACTGATTACGAAAGATCAGTATGATGCAGACCAACCAGAATACTGGCAGAGAAGACTTTCTAATCAGTCTCTCGATGATCTTCTTGCCGCAAGAACTGGTGTCAATGCTGGTAATATTCGTTCAATGAGAAGAGCAAGTGCTCCTACGGTTCTTGAAGATGATGTGAATAGAACCAAAGGATCATTTGGAGATGCGACTAATCCAATGGACTTCTTGAATGCTCTGCAGGAAAATGTTGCGGCAGGTATTGAGGAGATTACCAGAGCAGATCAAAATATGCTTCGTGGTATTGAAGAACCAGAAAGAAAAGAACTTAAATCTACTTCGTTATTCAACCAAGACCTTAAGCAAGGGTAAAACTAATGGCAGTTGTCGGAGACGTATTCGGATTAAATGCCGTTTATGGTAGACAAATAGAAGATGTAGAAAATAATAACTATGCCAGTTGGCCAGAGATTGGATTTTCTCCACCTGTTACTGCTCGCAAGACTCTAAGAGAAAAGGGATATAAAAGTTATGGTTACTTTGGTGGTGGTTATGCATACCCCTCTCTTCACTCAACAATAGACCGTATTGATTTCTCTAACGAAACCACATCAGCACCAGGTAATAATTTACCTCAAACACAATATCATGGAGCAGCAACCTCAAGCAATTCTTATGGATACTTTGCTGGTGGTGTTCCTGGGCCCGGCATATTATGCAAAATATTTCGTATTGATTTTGTTAGTGAAATTGCGTCAATTCCAGGCAATAATTTAACGGCTGCAAGACGTTATATATTAGCAACTTCAAGCAGTTCTTATAGTTACTTTGGTGGTGGTGACACATCACCTACTGGTTTAATAGATCGTGTTGATTTCTCCAACGAAACCACATCAGCAGCAGTTAATAATTTAACTCAAGCAAGATATTCTTTAGCAGCAACCTCAAGCAATTCTTATGGTTATTTTGCTGGTGGTCGAACACCACCCACTGTTGCAACAATAGATCGTATTGATTTCTCTAACGAAACCACATCAGCACCAGGTAATAATTTACCCGAAGCAAGATATAAATTGGCAGCATTATCGAGCAATTCTTATGGTTACTTTGGTGGTGGTTTTGGATCAACCAATGATGTCGCAACAGTAGATCGTATTGATTTCTCCAATGAAACCACATCAGCACCAGGTAATAATTTAACTTTAGCAAGACAAGGTTTAGCAGCAGTGTCAAGTTCTTTCTATGGTTACTTTGGTGGTGGTAATCCTATTTCGCCACCATCTACAAGCACTGTTGCAACAATAGATCGTATTGATTTCTCTAACGAAACCACATCAGCACCAGGTAATAATTTACCTCTATCAAGACGTGATTTATCAGCAGTCTCAAACTCAAACTAAATAAATCACACATAATATTTCAATATGAATGATATTCTTGCTAATGTTTTGATTCAACCTAAAGTTGTAACCGGTGATGGATTGAAACTTTTAACTGATCATATGAGAACTGCCCATAAAGAACCAATGGGAGTTTTTGATGCAGAAAAAAGTGACCAAGCCAGAGAAAGACATTCCAAAATTGATAAAAATGTAAGGAATGTTGAGTGTGCAGATTTTGGTAGTATTCTTCCTCAGATTGAAGACTTGATGAAGAATATGGTTGAGCATGTCATCAATCCATTCTATGGATTTAAGATTAGAGATAGTGAACCTCCACAACTCCTCTGTTATTCCCCTGGCGGTCACTATAAACCTCATAATGATGGAGAAGGTCTGTGGACGAATCCAGACGGAACACAGATATGGAAGAAGACAATTGATAGAGATTTGTCAATGGTTCTTTTTCTGAATGATGATTTTGAGGGTGGATACTTTTCATTCCCAGATTTAAGAATCAAGATTAAACCAGAACCAGGTTTGCTTGTGTGTTTCCCATCATCAAGATGGTATACACATACTGTCGAACCAGTTACTTCTGGAACTCGTTATGCAATGGTGAACTGGATGACCGTTCAAGGTATGGCTACGAAATCGGAGATTGATAAAGAGATAGAAGATAAATACAATATAAACGTATACTGATAAAAATGTCTCAATTAATTAAACACTTTTTGGTGGATAGAGATACTGGCGAATGGATAAAGGGTGGAATAAGGGGATATGTATTTCCAAATTTAAAAAGTTTGGAAATTGTTTATCGTTTAACTGATGAGAATGGGGATCATATTTGCCTATCAAAAGTTCCAGAGTATTTTGAGTATTCAAAAACTGTAACTCCAGCAGTTTTAGCAGAGTATCAGAGTGATTCTAATATCACTGTAGTAAGTTCTACAGAAAGGCAGATTGAAGAAACTGAAGAAGAAACGGGTGAAACAACTACAGTAACTGTCCATGACGTAACTTATAGAGAAACAAATACTATTGTAGAAAGTGATGGTCTTAAAATATTAACTCAAGAACAATGGGACACTGAGATTTCTAATTATGATGCAAGGCAAACTGAAAAAAGATATGGTGAAATAAGAATAGTTAGAGATGAGGTTTTAAAAGAAACTGATTGGATTGTTATAAAATCAACAGAGGATGGAGGTGCATTAGCAGATGAATTTAAAAATTGGAGACAATCTTTAAGGGATTTACCATCTGTTGGAATAACCACAGATGTTTTTCCTGCATCTCCGGCATCAGTTAAAGTTGATGGAAATATAACCAAAGATTATTCTAGTAAGTTGAGATCTATTGTTTTGATAAATGATACTCTTCCAGCTCTACCACAACCACAAAGACCTGGGATTGGAACTACTGGTTAATCGTCAATAAATCATAACACTTTTGATTCTTATCATAAGCATAATCAGAATAAGGACCATTTTTTCTTACATAATGTAGAAATAATTGCATGAAGATATCATTTTCATGAGTTTCTAAAGGGTCTCTCCAATGAGGAACTTTTGTTCCTAGATATGCTAATCCATCACCTGTGGGAGTTACAACTTCCTGACGTTTTCCTGTAAGATCTTTGAGTTTTATGGGCCACTTCGCATCACCGAAAATATTCATAGTAACTGATACTTCACATGATGGTCTATCAGTGTGACATTTCATCCAACCTTTGTTATGATAAGTTGTTGTAAACCAATAGGATGGAATAAGTTCTTCTCCTAATAGTTCTTCAAGGATTGGTTTAACTCTATGAACTACAAATGTAGATGATGGTGGGGCATAACAAGTTAATACTCTTCCTCTCTCATCATCCCAGTGTCCCTCAAGAGAACCTAAATCATTAATAGCACCACATATATTTTGATATTTGATTTTTATTGCTTCTTCTTTGGTAATGATTTTGGGAAGGTAATGCCAACCCACATCAGAAAAATTTTTCATTACAAAATCTATTTTGAAATTATTTATCGTGCTACAATAACAAAAAAACAACCATCTTTAATAATTAAAATGATTTTTAAAATCTATTCAAAAGAAAATTGTCCTTATTGTTATAAGGTAAAAACTGTTTTAGAAATGACAGGCGCAAATTTCCAGGTCTTTAAATTAGGAGATGACTTTACACGAGAAGAATTTTATGCTAAATTTGGTAAAGGATCTACATTTCCTCAAGTTATCTGTGACGACAATACTATAGGAGGATGCGTTGATACAATCAAATTTCTCAGGGAAAGACAAGTCATCAAA